TTGGTATCTTATCGGATTTAAAATACTCATCTAAATCTTCAGACTTAAGCTCATCTTCACTATTTTCATAAATAGAATTTATAGGTCCGTTTTCAAACTCTTCATCATCTACACCTGTATCAGGGTTAGTATACGTTTCAGAGTTTATAGTATCTGTATCTTTTAAGGATTTATCCTTACCACTAAACTCACCTACATCACCGTCCTCTTCACCTTTTTTATCTTCTGTATCTTCTTCACTCTCTTTCTCAGCTGCATCAGATCCAGGCTCTGGTGTTAGAAGCATATTTTTAGTATACTCTCTATTATCTTCACCTGATTCTTCTTCACCTTCTAACTCTTTATACTGACCATCATCTGTCTTCTCATACTTTGTTGCATCTTCATTATCTTCTTGACCCTTCTTAACCCACACACCGCTGCTTTTGTGCACATATTGATCATCTTTACCATCTTCAGTTAGTTGCGGACTATACACGCGTGTAACATATTCGGAAATGAATTGCTCAGAGCAACCATATTGACGTAGAACACTCTCTAATACTTGAATATGAGTTCTATTGTGGGGATCTGGACAACCGTCATTTACACGATATGCCCAATCTGCTAATGCTTTCTGTATAAAATATTTCATAATTTTCCTACTTATAAATATCAACCAAGCAGTTTAAAATCAAAAGCTTTCATATTTTTATAATCTCTACCAGTCTTACATTTAACTGGGAATTTCATTAGGTTTGAAATATCTTTCATTATGTTAGCTTCAGATGGATGTAGATCGAATAGCATTGCATCATACGTATATAGTATTAGCTTAGTCTTTTTATCGTTTAAGAATGTGTGTATATCTTTTATAACGTTAATATTTTGCTCCGTCTCTACAGCCTGTATTGTATAATTAAATAATGTTTGTGGTTTTATATCACGTGATTTTAAATTATCTCTATAGATTTTACGTTTAAAAATTGGTGTTTGTACATAACCTTTACGCTTATAAATATCCCAAACTTCAAAAATATACTTCTTTATTTCACTGAAGAATGGTATATTCTCGAATTCTTTAGGAATCCCACCATATAGTATTTTAAACGTTATTGATTTTGATTCATTATATTCATCTTCTGTTAGCAGTTCTTTATCGAAATAATACTTTCCTAAGTATGCATGTATAGAAGTATCTGGTAATTTATAATCAATTATATTAGCAATCAATCTTAAGTGATATGCATCATAATCAAATTCAACTAATTTACCATCATCAAATCTACTAATATATCGCTCTCTCGTTTCATCATCTTTATTCAAAGCAGCGTAATTTATACCATTAAATGCATTACTAGGACGACCTGTAATAGACCATGGATTATACCTTGTATGCTCTAGTATATTATCAGTTGTATATAATCCTGCGGATTCAATTTGTTTTAATTGTGGCAGTAATACATCATTATACTCAGTAAATCCAGGTTCATTACATAATTCTAATAATGGTAATATAATATCTACTATCTTCTTACAGTATTCTTTATGCTTTAATAGAGGTATTATATCATTAATATTATTTAATCTCCAACATCTATTATAGTAATATGCATGTGCATTTGTATATAAATCAGATTCTTTTATATTTGTAGATTTGTGGAAATAATATAACGCATCTATATTTACTGAATTTTCAATTCCACTGCTATACGTATATGTCTTATTATCATTATTTATGAAATTCAAATCTCTGATATTATGGATTTTATCGGAATGATTGATAGGGATAATATATTCACTTTTAGTGTTTATATTATAAATATATAATAGAGATACACGATTATGTATGCGATGTTTATTAACATCACTATAAATAGGTATAACAATATTTTCCGAGTCTTTATACTTAGACTTCAATTCACTGAGAATCAGATCGCTATCTACAATCATACAAAACCTTTATTAATACTTGAATATAAGAAATATTTTTTAAGTAGACAACTTAAACGCTTCTAAATCATAGAAATATTGTCGGAAAGTTCTTTGTAGTATTGTTGATAACGTTTTACTACCTTCACGTATATAAAACTCATTTACATCTGCCGTTGTTGGATTATCTTTAAATACTCCAGTTGGTATTACAACACTGTCAACAATCCTCCACTTAACTATCACATATGTATATAAATCTCTAGGCACTATTGTTTTCTTCCTACTAGCTTCTTTACTACTAACTTCAGTTATACCACCATCATATCTAATAAAGAAATGGCGACGGATAAATCCTTTATTATAGTCTTTCGGTCTAGGTACAGGGTAATGTGATTTTACACCTGGATGTACATCTTTTACTTTTTTGTTAGATAGAGCTTTATATGTATGTAACATAGCCTCTTCACTTATCTTACTATTTATCTTATGCGCGTACGCTTCTAAATCATCTACCATTATACAATTGCCTCCTGTCCTCTCCAAGATTCATGATCTTTTGGAACTTTTGAATAAATACCCTCATTTGGTTGATACACCCAGTGCCATGCTTCACCTTGCACATTTCGTCTAAATCCAAATCTATGAGCGTGATTTACCATCCATTTATAATGATCTTCTGGATATGAATTTACGTCTATTCCGATACCTGATTGATGTTTTGACCACCCTGCTTGATCTGCTGGATGGAATACTGGTGGCGTCTCTCCACGTGCTTTATAATCTTGTCGACCTTGATATAAGTAATCTTGTTTCTCAAATGATCTCCAAGAATCATTTACTTGTAGCTTAATACCAGCTGATTTAGCTTCTCTAGTTAGTGCAATCCATGACGGGAATATTAATGCTGCAAAATACTCTTCATCATCATTTTGAGTTGCAAATAATCCATTTGACTGACTACCTCTAATTTTATAGAATTCCTGAGATGGTTGTGGTGTACCGTGAACATATGGAACTCCCGTATGTGTTAGATGTTGTGCAAACTCTTCAACTACCGGTAATGCATTCTCTTTATCATCTACCGTTTCAACTTTCGTTACATAATTTGGTATAGACATTGCAGGCTCTCGTAATTTAACTTCAACTGCTTCTAATGTTTTCATTGGTCGCATTAGTGTACTTATATTTGTAGTCCATCCATCTGCTGATACATCTTGATCTACAGCTGTAGTTTGTAGTGCTACAATATTCTTATATCTACTTGGTAGCATTCCACCATCATCAACAGTATCTAGCATAATTGCATTACCCATATATATTCCAGATATACCATTTAATGTTAGAGATATATCTATCGGGATAGGTGGTCCATATGATGGATTATTATCGGATGCATCTAATATAAATATCTTCGCAAAGTTGGTAGCAATTTTTGTTCCTTGTTTATACGCTTTACTTTTTTCTAATCCATGTAAAGTATCTGTACGAGTCTTTTTTACTAACTCCCAATATCTTTTATATGTATTATCTCGCTCATTCTTCTCTTTAGCTTCCTTCTCTTTAGCAGTTGTTTCATTAGCTTGGAAATTAGGTTTCATTCTATCACGTAATCCTGCTCCATATAATTTAAACATATTAAGATCAGCTCCAGTAGATGACCCTGCTCCACTTGCTGCATAGTAAGCCATGGTTTGAATTTCACTCGGTAACTTTGTTTGAATTTTAACATCTTTACATATATTATTTGTCCCAATACCTGAGAATCTATATGCTACATTTGACCTTTGATCTGCTGCTTCCTTATATCCTTTATGATTCCCTTTATGATTTTCATCGATAATCATAACTTGCTGTAATGCTGTATTTGTAATTACTTTAAATGACCAAGGGTTTCCACATGCTTCTGATACTTGTGATAAAATCTCCATTGCAAAATCATTAACGCTTTCTGAATCTTCTGCAGCTTCTCTAACTATATTTATATTAATTAGTATATTACGTAGGTACCCTTCCGTCGCTGATGTATCAACATAGAAGTGATTTTTCATTTCAAATGTCGGATCTGATCCAGGTAGTCGTGTAATTAATGATGCATCATATTCTTGCCCTGGCAGTATACACACTCTAGGATCTAATGATCTAATCCATGGATTATTAATTATTTTTACACTCTCGTATAAAACATCTTCTTCTGTAACTTCTTGATCTTCTTCAGGTACTACTGGTATTGGATGCATACTCATAAATTTAATTGCTAGAGTATTATCTTCCATACGCGGCATGAATAGTTCATTGATAATGTACTCTTCTATAAATCTCCAACTCACATATGTTTCACTATATGCAGATATTCCCATCTCATTATTCTCTGCCATAAATGATATTTCACGAGCTCGTGGAATAGTAGTCCCTATTCCTTCGTCACAAGTCATTATAGGAACTGATTTTTGATCATAACCTTGCTCAAATATAACTCTTTTCCATGATAAATAATTTACATCATCTTGAGTTGCATACTCTATTTGGCTTGCAAATTCTATTTCTGATTCTTGCTGCTGATCTACTTTTGCACTTAATTCTCTAGAATGAGCTGCAATGGCTTGCTCAATTAAATTTGATAAATCATTTTTAACCACTCCTGATAGATAATTTCCAGCGTATATTTCTTTACCATCCTTATCTTTAATTACTAAATCTCTAGTTCCATCCTTCACCGTTCTATCTGTTTTAACAGCGTCTTCATTATTCGCTGCGAATTCTGCAGTAACTTCCATTGTAGTAGATGTTCCGAATAACCAGCTTTCCTCAGTGTATTCATATACAGGCTCTTCATGCTCAACTTCTGAAAGTGCTTGTTCTGGATCGTCTTGTACTATTTTTGCTTTAAGTTCGCCATCTTCTTCATAAAACTCAACGAATCCAAAACTATTTTTTAGAGCAGAAGTTTCTAAACTTAACATAGAAGCTTCTTCAAACATCAATGAATCAGAGAATTCATCTATTGTCGATACAGCATTTCGCGATATATTCTCATTTTGCTGTACAGCTTGCTTGGATGCATCTCCCTCAATTCGAGAAGATTTTGTATTTATTTTATAATATATTACATCAACATCTGTAACTGGTGTTGATTTACCATCTTCTGGATCTATTATATTACCACCTAACTTATAAGTCTCTGTAGGTACACCTAATGTTAAGCTATTCGGAGCAATTATATCAATCTGTATATCATATGATCCATCAGATGCATTAGACCAATTAAATTTTGTAACAACTCCTATTAATCCATCATATAAACCAGCACTAGTTTCTAATGATCCTTCATGATTATGCTGAACTAATAAACTATCAATATCTAAAGTTTTCTTTAATAACTCTTCTTGAATTTTGGTTATATTATTTAATCTACCATTGTCTTCTAAATCACCTAAAAATATCGGTTGCTGACTTTTTACCTCTGAATACCATCCCCATTCTAATAGGATACTAACACCAGGGACCATATACATCATCTCTAATTCATGTAAGTCTGCTTCATGATAACATTTGATAGCTAATGTTGCTCGACGTAATGTACCTAAATCACCTTTATTACTAACTCGAATACTTGTAATACCCGGTATTGGTGTATTTCTAAGATTACTACGATATAGCCCAGTGCTATCTCCTGCTACACCTGCTCTACCAAATTGCGTAACTTTCTTGGGATCATTTCTATCTGTACCTTTCTGTGAATATAAAACCCATTCTTGCCATCTAGGTACTGGTATCTCCATTTCATCTGGATTTACAGGGACAGTAAATGGCACGGATCTCATCCATGGAGTTCGTGATGTAATATGTTGATATGATCGTCCATCTTCACGAGTAAACCCTGCAGTTTCTTTATCTAATGCAGTTTTAATATTAGGGTGAATTGAATCTAATACTATTCCTCTAAAACTAGACATATATTACCTCAGCTTATGTATATATTCAGATGATTTGTTAGGTATTCTTAATCTCACTCCTGGTGGTACAAAGAATGTACCCTTACCTATATTATTAGCTAATGCTATCACCCACCATAATGATGAATCTTTGTAATATTTATCTGCTAAATTATCTAACCGCTCACCTGCTCTAATATAGATGTATAAATCATCTTCATGGCGAGGGATGTTACCTGGATATATAGTTGTCTCACGATATCGTGAACCAGTATTATCACGTTTTACTTTGCTATGTTTATATCTTCTCATAATACCTTACCTATGATATCTTCTCTATTGTCGATCTAAATACAGCGTTAGCTGTTGTTGGTGGTGCATCATGTAATACTGTGAATCCTAAATTAATATTTAATCCACGTGGTACTATATACCTCTCTGGAGTTAGTTTAGGAACTCCAGACAGTAATCTATATATAGGATGTAATGTTTTACTAGGATAATCTCCTCCTGCATCAGGATCACCTATCTCCCATGGCAGCTCTTCTATAGGTGCCATTGTTAGTGATGTCATTATTACCGCTTCAGATATATAATTACCGATTGTTAGTCTCGTGAATGGTGCAGACATCCGTGTCGGTGCCATTAAATCATCTGGTGTTGGTCGTACTAAGTCATATAATTTATTTACACGTTGATACATATTTCTTAATTGTGTGTGACTCACTGCATATATTTTTAAATCAAATGATATTGTTCTCTCTACTCCTGTATAAGAATATATTTGATCTGGTCGACCTGCATACGATGATCCACCCCATGATGGTGATGATGAATCAGTAAGACTACTTATAGCACCTCTAAATTGATATTTTCCAATCCGAACAGGTACTATGTCATCTGCTCCTAAGTCATAATCTGGTACAAATTCTTTACCATCTTTCGTAGTGGGAAAAGATTTTTCATTATCATACGCAAATCCGTATTTACGCTCAATACTATTTGTTTTAGTACTAACGATGGGGTTAAGTGCAGTGTACTCAGAATACGGGGGCCTACCTCTCGTCGCTAACCTAGCTGCAGTCATTGCTGCTCTACCAACATCAGACGACCCAAGTAGAGGGGCAGCTAAATCTAATGCAGCATGTACTACTTTACCACCTTTTGGTCTAAAAAAATTACCTTTCAAATTATGTGCATTAAGTATAGCAGACTTCATACGGTAGTCAGATCCGGGCTTACCTTTCCAATCCTTTCGAATCATCTCACCTTGAGATTTTAACTCAGATTTAGGAACACCTGATATTTTTCTGTATAAATCTTGTAATTTATTTTTTAACTTTAAAGCCATATCTTATCCTATCCCAACTGGTACTCGCTCTAAATCCATTACTTCTGCTAATTGTGTTCCTGATACATTTAATATTCTTTGCTGTGATAATAATTGTATCACTATATCTAGTTTTTGTGCTACAGCGGAGCTTCCGTTAGTTCCTGATCGTGATAATACTTCTATTAATGTATCTAGTTTTTGTGCTACACCGGAGCTTCCTTCTCCACCTCCATTAACTCCATGTGAAGGACTCATTGATATACCATCATTTTTTGTCCCTTGGAATAGTCCACCCTCTTTTGGAGACATTACTACAGGTCCACCATTTGGATCAATTCCCAAGTCACCTGGTTTTTTTGCTGCTGGTTTTGTAGAACTAAATGCTCCTGTCATAGCAGCTACACCAAGTGATAACCCAGCTAATATTCCTACTATACCGAGTCCCATTGTTAAAGCTGATGCAGCCGTTAATTCAGCAACAGCTTTTGCAGCAGAAATAGCAGCTATTGTACCTTGTATAATTTGAATACCTAGCATTATATTTTTCATCTTTTTCTGATCTGCAAATTGAGTAGCTAATGATTCTTGGATATTTGTTTGTGCATTTGCATTTGCTTCTGCAGCTGTTGTTCCGTCTAGTTGTGATAAAAGTTGATTAGCTAAAGCGGTATCTCCTCTTTCAAGAGCTTCAGCAGCTTGTTGTTCTAATTCAACATTGGTTGCTGCATTTTCTTTTATCGCTGTTGATGTCATTAATTTATCACGTGTCATTCCAGTCGCTTGTTCTAATGATTGCAACTCTAATATATTAAGTTTTGATATATCTCCAACTTGATCACGAACTTCTGCTAATGCTTCTGCATGCTTACCTTCTAGCATTAATGCTCTAGCTTTATCGAAGTTAGCGTCTTTTCCTGTCAATACATTGAATTTCATTTGAGATTCAATTGATCCTTCAACATCTAATAGTTTATTAGCTACATTCATAGCATCAGATAATTCAAATCCCATCTTTCTAGTTTCAACAGCAGTACGCATCATATTCTTTAAACTCATACCAGACCAGTTTGTGAAAGCTTTTCCTTGCGCAGCGACATCTTTCATTACTGCACCCATTTTAACACCTTTAGCGTCTGCAAAATTCTTTACTAGTACTAGTGTACTTTCAGCGGCTTCTGCTGATGCCCCATCTATCATTTGCATGTCTGCAGATAATTTAGCTGCTTCTGTTCTAGATATATTTAATTTGTTTGCAGTTACAGACAAATTCATTGCCATTTTTTCGTTATATAAATTAGATGATCTCATTACATCATCCATTTCATGCATAGTTTCTAGAATTTCATGTCTAGTAGTATCAACTTGCCCAGATAATGCAAGCTCTTTTGCTATATTTTTATTTATTTTTGCTGCTTTATTGAGAGTTACACCCATGTGATTGGCTGTATCACGTTGGGTAGCAGAAATCTTCTCAATAGCACTCTGCATTGTTTTGGTAATAGATAAGATTGTAGCAGATTTCTTTAAATGGTTTATTAATCCTTTCTCTTGCTCTTTAGCTTTATCACCAATCTTCTTTTCAAGATTTAATACATCTAGTCTTATTTTTTCATTTTCTCTATCTAACTCATTAAGCTTCTCTTTTTCTTTTACCTGCTGTTTTAGATTACCTGATATCTTTAATTCTGTTCCATAGATAGACTTCTGAGTTTTCAGTTTTATTTCAGATACAGCTACTGAATGCTTCAAATTCGCTAATTCTTCTGCTCCATCATTTTTAGCCATAGGTATTAATCTCTCATATTATCTAGTTTAGAATTAAGTGCATCTACATCTGCTTGAATTTTTCGTATTTGTGCGAGGATATCAGGATCTCTTAAAGCCTTCTTTTTCGCTAAAGACTTTATACCCTTCTTTGCTAGAAATAATCCTAACATACCTGCGACGATTTTATTTATATTCATAATACTCCTGTTCTCAGTTATATATTATAAATATCAGGGATTTACCTTTTACGAGCGTTTCTTTGTAGTTCTTTCGTGCGCTTCTCTGTTTGCTCAGTACGTTCTTTGAATACATCGTTTAAGCATTTTATGTGGAATCTACGTAGCCAAACTGGCATAGCGTATACATCAGACACGGTATATCCGCCTCCACCATGATGTACAAGATAGAATATCTCTTGATGTATTATGGGCTTATAGTTAAACCCTAGGCCAAAAAAAGTCTAATCCAATAGGTAGTGTCATCTCACTATCATAATTAAACTCATCATTTTTTACACGAACTGTTAAATCTATATCTGGAGCTATTTCAACAATATAAGTACGTAATTTTAGAGAATCTCTAGCTATCAACTGATTATCTATAAAGTTACTAATTTCTTGTTTATCAGTTATATCATCTATAGCAAAAATCTGATGCTTTAATCGAGTAGTAACGCCTCTAGAGTGACCACGTAATGATTGTTTTTCTAATTGTGTAGCGATGGATGCCTCTTCTAACCCTGTAAGTAATCTAAATTTTACGGTTTGACCACCGACAGGTAATACAAATTCAAACTCGTTACAATTATTATAATTATCTGCATTAATAGGTTCATTACCAATATCTGTTAAATCAACAGTATATGTAAATGATTCAGTAGTTCCTGGAATATTGACAGTAATATCATATTCTGGTCCATATCCTAATACGCGTGCAGCAATCATAATAGCATTTTTATCACCGAGCAATAAATCATTATAGTTAACAGCTTTACCTTCACCATTACCGACAATAAGAGCTTGAAATAATTTATCTAATGCTTTACCCTGCTTAATAAGTGTTGGGTTAGTTAGAATATCTTCTTCACGTGCTGTCATATATTTCATCTCAACTTTACCTGTTGATAGTGGATGGTCTTTTGAATATATTAACCCTCTACTCGGTAAATCTACTATTTCAGTAGGGAAATCAAAATTATTTGTAGCAGCTGCCCGTGCAATTGCTTGTTCTTTTATATCTTTATTAGAAACATCACCTGGATAATCTGTATCTATAACTTGTCCTGACATTGTATAACTCCTTTACTCTAATTAATGTATATATAAATATATACAAACTAAAAAAGTCCTGATTTCTCAGGACTCTTTTTATATATTTACATGTATTAGAATTCTAATACTGCATAATCATATTTTAAAGTAAGTGTTATTTCTACTGGTTGATCATTAGACCAATCTAATTCACCCATCTCTGTTGTTAATGGAAATGCTCCTTTAATAACCCATCTTTCTCTAATATCACCTTGAGGTCCTAGAACTTCAATAGTAACATCTTCTTTATAGAAATCTGCATATCCAGCTGCTCCTGTCGCTGATTCATATCCTTTACGAACCCACTCCATTACATGCTGTGCACCTGATGGTACAATTGGATCCCATAACGTTACAGTTATATCATTCCAATCTGCTTTACCTTGCAATTTACGCTTTGTATTAATATGATCAATTACAACCTCACCGAATGTTATTCCAGGACGTGACACCTTTTTACAGATGAATGATGGTATATCTCCAACTGACATCACAAACCGATTTGATACTTTCGGTGTAAATGAGTTGAACATTAATTGTTGTGCGCTAATAGTCTCTGCCATTATATATCTCCTACTTTATAATAAATATCTTATTCACCAAAAGTTGCACCAGTTGGCATAACATTAAAGTCGACTACAATAAATTCAGCAGCTTTCGCTGGTTGAATAAATATATCTCCCTTCATGATATTTCTATCGATGATGTCAGGTGTATTGTTTGAATCATCCATTACAACTTTAAATGCATATAATCCGTTGTTTTGTTGTACTCTCTCCATATATGGAACAACAGTTGATAAGAATCTATTTCTAGTTTCATTTGTATTGTTTTCGAATACAAGATACTTACTAGTAGATGCAATGAATTTTTTAAGGTTAATTAATAATCTTCGTACATTAACTCGATCTAATGCTGAAGCTTTTTTCTGTAAAGTCTTTTGACCCCATACAACAACTCCTTGTCCTGGGAATGTTGCTAGTGGATTAACACGACCTGCATATAATGCGTCTCTATTTGTATGAGTTAATTTACGCTCAGCTCTAACTGCTACATCAACTCCACCTCTATTTAATCCTGCAGGTGCATACCATTCATGAGCGATTCTATCATTAAATGCAAGTACTCCTGGTAATACAACTCCTGCTGGAACCCATGCTAATTTATTTAATTGATTATCAGGTACCTGAACCCATGGCCAATACATTGCTGCGTAACTTGAGTTATATTTAGCTGCTTCCTCTGTTACTGATACCATAGACCCAGCGCCATATCCAACAGGATCAGCAACTACAAAACAGTCTCCTCTAGATTCTGCAACCTTAATTGCTTTATCTATAACTGGACCGTGCATTGCTTGATTAGCACCTGGTACTAATAGCATGTTAATATCATATTCATCTTGATTTGCAAGTAAATTTAATGCCTTAGCATATGATGTACCACCGTTACTATTTCCAATATCATTTAAGTCATATCCTTGACAGTTAGCTGCAGAAATATTTTCGTAGAATTTCGCTGCAGCAAGTTTATTACCATCAGCTCCACCATTAAATGATCCTGATGTACCACTTACAGGTAGTGATTGTGATGCTGCTGCTATTCTAACATCACCATTTTCATCTAGATAATCAACAGTTTGCTTTAATACTTCAACTCGTATATATCTTGATTTATTAGAATATGATCCTGATAATTGTAAGTAAGGATCATCATCTGATCCACGTACAGTGTATACCATATCACCTATAACTTTACTGATATAATTACTTGCGTTTGGATCTAATGATAAGTTGCTCCATGTTTCAAGAGGTATTTTAGCGACACTACTGTCATTCCCACGTCTAACAACTAAGTTAAATGTACCTACTTTAGTATCTACATTAGTAACTTCCCATCTAATATTATCTTTCGATCCACTTTCTAATACATGGTTAATACCTTCCGATTCTTGATAATTATTCAGATTATCACCATCTGATATTGTTCTTATATTGAATGCTACCGATGCTGAGGCATTAATACCACCACCTAATGTCAATGCATTTGTTTCTATTGTACCACCAGAACCTGTCTGAACAGTTATTACTTGATTACCAGCTGCAGATGCAGTTAATTCTAAATTTGTTGCACCGACGGCTAACGCAGATACACCAATATCTATTGCATTAATTTTCGCTGCTAAAGAAGATATTGCTAATGTAGGGGTTGAACCTGTCGAAGCAAAGAATATAGGTGAATCATCTGCTGGGAAATTATCATCTTCCGCTGCAGCTCCAATAATTCTATATTCTACACCACCTACAGTAATTTGTACTTCATCACCTTCATCTTGAAATGCACTATTATCATACACTAAAGATCCAGTCATTATGGTACCATCACTAGCTATCTCACCTGTTGATACTGAACTGGATGCATGACTATACTCATCTCCTGCTATTCTAACTACAGTTAATGGGCCACCGTCTTTAAGATAATGTTCTGCTGTATGTGAAGTTAAGTATTGGAAGTAATCACTTCCACTTTTGAATGTGTTTCCAAATATATCAACATATTGTGCGTATGATGTAACTTGTGTTGGTATACCTACTGGTCCTTTTACTGTTGGACCTACAATTGCTGCACCAATCTCACCAACACCTTGTGGTAAGAATGATAAGTCATTTTCACGCGTAAAGACGCCAGGACTTATAATTTTTTCAGCCATTTAAACTCTCCTAATATTGCAATATGAGTAAAATTATTCTTATATAAATATACGAACAAAAGTGCAAACGATGCTATTTAGTTACTTTTTATGCTTCATCTGTCCATGTTCCACCCATTTGTTGAATCATCCAATGAGATTGTGAAACACAGCTTACAACTGCAAAATCTCCCATTTGAAATGAAGATGAATGATTTATTATTGCTTTTCCAGCTACGCCGGTACTACCACCTGCTCCATATATAAATTTATTACTTCCTGATGGAGAAATTTTTATTGATGGCGGTCCTTGATAACCAGACTGGACATATGGGAATGTATTAACTCCGCAATTTCTAACATGGAATGATAACCCAATTGTAGCGGCAGGTAATGTTAATTCTAATTCTCCTGCAGGATTTGCGTTATATACACCTGTAGTTACAGGTAATCCGCTATATGGACCAGAAGGTATATAAGGACTAGAACCACTTCTAACATTTAGTGTTCTACCTAACCCATGGGCTCCATTTGTTAATGTTAATGATGATGATATTGGAGCATTATTAGTATAATTTACTGCTACGTCTCCATCCACTGATATAGTACCTGATACTTCTACAGCTATATCTGATCCAGATAACGAAGCTGATAATGAACCTGATATACCTGTAAATGTTGTTGTTCCACCATCAAATATTGAAGTACCTGATTGAGTGAATTCTGATATAATAACTGTAGTTGAACCTGATATAGTTGTCGACCCTGTTATTTCAGTATCTCCTCCGGTGATTACTGTAGAACCTGATATAGTTGTCGACCCTGTTATTTCAGTATCTCCTCCGGTGATTACTGTAGAACCGGATAATATTGTTGATCCTGTTATTTGTGTATCACCACCCGTAATAATTGTTGAACCAGATATAATTGTTGAACCAGTTATTTCAGTATCACCACCAGTAATAATTGTTGAACCAGAGATTACAGTTGAACCTGTTATCTGTGTATCGCCTCCTGTAATAGTTGTTGAACCTGATATAATTGTTGACCCAGTTATCTGCGTATCACCTCCAGTAATTATTGTTGAACCTGATATAATTGTTGATCCTGTAATTTCAGTATCACCTCCAGTAATTATTGTTGAACCTGATAATTCTGTAGAACCGGATATAATTACATCACCACCTGTTAATGTAGTTGAACCTGATTGGATAAGACTTCCAGTTATTTGTGTATCACCACCTGTAATTATTGTAGAACCTGATAATTCTGTTGAACCTGATATAATTACATTGCTACCAGTTAAAAAGAATCCGGATAGATTATTAGCCATATTATATAAGTTAGATGCTAATGTAGAACCTGAAACTGCTAATCCAAAAAATCCTCCTTGAGTTATATCCATTGCCATATTTTCAAGTTGCATCCAACTAACATTACTATAATCAAATGAACCTGATATTCCATTACTAAATAAAGAACCTGTTAATTCTAAACGAGTGTTTGATTTAGGTCCTATAGATATTAGGTGTGAATCTATATGAAGTGCTTCATAAGTATCTTTTACAAAAATATCAATAGTATCCCCTTTAATCATTCCAGGTCTAGGGGCTGAGTGACCTGAAGGAGTTATACCTGATGCATTAAGATCGATAAATGTCGATGCACTTTCAAAAGATCGCAGACGCTTCATAGGTAATCCATCATCAGATTTCCTTTTTACAAAAACTTCTTTTGCATCTTCTTGCTTATATGTAGTTATCTCACCACTAGCACTTGTAAATCTTATTTCATCACCGGTTATTTTAATTGCCATAGTATTACCTTATTATCCCACTTCATATTGTCCAGATGAACCGTCTGGGTTAGTTTTGTTTTCAATTGTACCACCATCTTCAATAAATGCTTCAGTCATAGAGATGAAGCCATAATTTTGTATTGTAACATTAACTGTTAATATACCTACAATGTGCAACTCTATACCTTGCGGTACAATTATTTCTGCTGCTGCTACTGTATCCATATGGAATGTAGTATTCTCTGTTAACGTCAACGGTTGATCTACACTACCATCATCCCACTCATTACCAGATGTAGCTGTAGGTGTAGTATCACCTACTATTCCCTCTGAAAATATAACTTGAGCAGGGCTGAATGTTTTAGTACTACCTTGCTGTATCTGCTTTTGTACAGTATTAGGTATTATATGACCATTTATAGTTATAGTGAATTCTGATTTAACAGCTCGATCTTCACCTGATGCTAATTCTGTTGCTGATGAAAAATCATCAATCTTAGCTTTTACAAGATATTTGTTTTGATCTCCCCAATATGATCCTTCCGCATAACTTACAGCTTCGACAATTTTATTCATTTGAGTTATATATTCAGTCCACACTATACATTCATATGTAGCTGTTATATGATCGGGTACTACTACTCTTTGAAATTCTCTAGCTTTACGTCTACCTTGTAGTACATCAAATTTATCATACCTACTCTCTTTTGAATATTTATTTTCTATAAAGTGATATAATGGATTATTTACATCAACTTTCATACCTAATTCTCGATTTTTTGCTATACTAGTACGTCTAAACATCACTATCGGTAACTGAATTTTACCTTTCGTATCTCTATAGAAATTCGATTTCTGAACACTCTTCCATCGCTCTGGTGATCCATATATTACTGGTACTTTTTGCTGTCTATTATTACTATCAACTACCTGTAATTGCGCTACGTTTTCAAAATAATACTTAATGGTTTCATCTAATTCCATTAACCCTAACGACACATCTTGCGATGTATCCGTATCACGCCTAATGTGATTCTCTCGACTAACTGTTCCTCTATGTGGTTTATTCTGCGCCATTATAATACCTTATTAGATGTAGGACCTTGTGTATTTTCTATTGATAATCTTGAGCGACGAGTTAAGTGAGCAGAAGCTACTATAGATATACTTGCTCCTCCTGTAAGATTAGGATCTGCAGGTCTTCTACCTCCCCAATATTGATTCTCTACAGTACTATCTACTTCCCAGAATGCATTATCATGCTCAATAATATCACCGATTTCTATAACTATATTAGCTCTATCAATTAACATATCTTTTAAGAAAGCAAATGTTGCACTCTGATTAATATCAGTTCCAAATTCTGAATCTCCCCATTCTTCATCTTCTTTAGTTATTAAGCACGGTACTCGAACACAACTTCTATATGACTTATCTGTTGCTCCCTCTCCATACAAATTATCTTCTGTTACATTAACATCGAGTTTATATATATGAACATTCTGCTCAATAATATCACCTATCAATTCATAGTTGATTTTATTAATAAACGCTGCATCATTTTTTGAGTTAAACAGTGGCATATTATCCTATATAAATATTAAGTGGTATTTTGTTAATTGTATCTTGTTGAAATTGTGCTTCTTCACTATTACGCTCCATCATATTTCGTCTTGATGATTGCTCTAAATCTTCTCGTAATTGCTCTATTAATACATCTCTCTCTGCTGCTCCTTCAGAACGTAGTGTATCACCATCTAGTGATGTTTCTCCGCCTGGAGTAGGTATTGAAGGGTATTTACCTCTAACAGTACCTAATAATTCTTTACATAAAGCTAATGTATATTTTCTAATCCATTGCTTTCCGGGATCATTTATATCCGCATACAAAGTATTTGAGTAATTAATATTTGAATAGTCAGATACAGTTCCTACAGATTCTATTAATAGATTATTTCTATCTTCTGTTTTTAAGTAGTGGAACCACAACGTTGATGCTCCCTCTGGTTGTGGGAATATAGTTAATTGATTATTTACTAATTCGAAACTATACGCTGATTTACGTACTAAATCATTAAATTCAATAGCTTGCACTCTTAATAGATCATCATATAATGGCATCATGAGATAATTTATTGCAGGTGAATAACTACCCCATCCCATAGTTGATAGCATTTGCTGGGATCCTAATCCTGATCCAATATGTGGATCAAAGAATCTTGTCATAGCAGGTGATGATTCATAGAATACTCTACGTACTTCAAATACATCATTATTTGGAGTACCTGATTCAAAAGTCACAATATCACTATCTGTTAAATTATATGTTTGCTGCCCTGCTGTTATAGATAGCGATGCAGAATATAGCGGCACATCTCCACCGACACCGGCTTCAGTTCCATATTGCTTACTAATAGCTATTTGACGTCCGAGATTAGGTGTTAAATTTCTATGTGATAAATTTGAACCTGTACTTGCACCTTTAGCTAATAGTAAATTTTCACGTATATTAAATCTATTAACTTGCGCTGTATATTCTAATGTTGCTTCTTCAAAGCAAGCCCAAAATTGCATAGTTTGCAATTCAATATCAACCATTGGATACCCCAATCGTCTAGCGCACCATAATGTAGCATTATTACAGTCATTTTGAAATGATGTTTCTATCCCATAAGTGCCGAATGGCACCTCTTGGGGAGCGTTTGTGAATAATTCACTATTATCGAAATATGAAGATGTTGCCATGTTGTCTCCTAGCTAGTTATATATTATAAATATAAGATCATCTAGTTTAACACTGTATATCTACTAGTATCCACCACTAGATACGTCTCCCATTCCAGAGTCAACTGATGTATCACCTACAGCTAATAAACTCATAATACTAACAATACTTTCAGAGAATTGAGTGGTTGTAGGTGTTAACATATTATGAGGTATTGTAGTATGCTCTGCACCGACCATCGCACCATGTGTATAGTGAATGTGGTAACTACCGATATAATCAGTCTCATCTGGTAAATTTAATTCTGATCCTTCCGTATAGAGGTTGTTGAGTGATATTATTGGAGTTATTTCTCCTGATACGACACTTGGTGTACTAATCGGTGTAGGTGAAATTCCATCTGTCTTGAATGTCATATCACCTAATAACTCTAAATTACTACCTAATCCTTTATTAGAATTTTGCCAAGATCCAGGAGATGGTGTAGTAGGTACAATATTTGTTAAATTAAATTCAGGGTCTGTTGCAAATGACGATACTTCTCTATATGGCCAGTGAAGTACATTTTGTGTTGTATCGTAATGTATATACGGTTGCGTAAACGTTAATCTATTCCAAGTACCTAAGTATCGTCTTCTTAAGATCTCACTCATCCAGTGTGGTCCTGTCACACCACGAGTTGTGCTCGGGATCGAATCGTAGTAAGATTCTGTGGTGTTTGGTGTAAGTAATGGTACTAACCATTGCTGTCTACCCATACCAGTTGCAAAGGGTCCATTATCACCGTCAGGGTAGGTACCTGCATCTACACCTAGTTTTGGATTTATACCTACAATCTTCATATACTGTGCAAACTCATCATAAAAAGTGTTCGATTGACCACCGAGAAATTTAGGGTACATAATATTATCAAATACACTCCACGCCATACCATTATATGGATCATCAGGAAATGCACCATACCAGTTCTTAACAGAAGATGTTGGAGTATGATTCATAGAGGTCCGTGTGAAATTTATATATTCAACGCTAGGTGAATGGACAGAAGCAGATCCACCTGGGAAATATCTAAAGTAATGATCGTCCGATGCGGGGTCAAAGCCTGGCTTGAATGACATAGGAACTATACCATTATTCTCAACTATATAATCCCAAGTATATCCATACGTACCATTACATAACCCTATTATATCTTCCACTGCTGCTTGTGATGTCTTTTTACCCAAGAATGTTGTTAAACTCGTATCTCTAGCCTCACCTTGCATTCCTGTACGGTAGTATCGCGTGTTTGGTGTACTACTGTGGCCTTCGGATTGATAATTAGGATAATAGTCCTGTGAAATTTGATCAGCTTTTTCTGCACTAATTTTACTGTAGTTGTATTGCCTTATGTTTTCGCTTGTTCCTTCCATATCTCCTCCCCAGAACCACATTCCATGATACCATTTTTCAAAATCATTAACACCTAAGTCCTTATCATGCTCCGGTGCATTTGGTCCAATACCTGATAAAGATCCTATTGCGGTTTTATATGATAAGTGATCTAAATACTTAATCATTGTGGTTACGTTAGCAGTTGGATCAAGTTGCCCTATTAAAGATGCAACACCAGTCACTTGCGGTGAAGCTGCTGATGTACCGCTAAAACTCTTATAATAGCTATACCCACCATCTGTTTCTGGTAGATTCCTTTTATGGTAATGCCTCTTCCTCTGCACATTATATCCTTCAGAGGTATCTAACCTCGATACAACATCTCCTGTTGGTAACACTTCAACACTTATATCAGTATCCTGTAGATTTACCAACTGCGGGTAATTAGTGTATGTTAAACCATGATATTTTCTCAGTTCATCTTTTTCTTCTGTGAAAATATAATATGGAAAGGAACTATTAATGGAAGCCACATGTGTACCAGCATAAGTCATCGCACCTAATGCCTGTACGTTTATGTGACTACCGTGAGAATATTGATTAACCCAATTATGTCTCTTTGGCCTATGAAGTGGAATACCTACAGGACCTGATGTATATGAATTACCTGATGATGTGTTATTATATGATTGCGTGTATTTAAATCTATAACCTCCATCAGGTTCATTCACATACCCTCCAAACGGATGGCCACTACTGCTACCATAAGCTCTTCTGAGAGATTTTCTCGTATAAGACACTGAACCACTATTATCTAATGTTTCTAATAACTCTGCATTATAAAAAGAATGTGTCTGATGTTTTACTATAAATTTACCACTACTAGTGTGTATTGATAGTTGAGGTTCAGTTACAGTACCTTCAAATCCACCTTCAATCCAATATGTTTGATTTGGGCCTATAGCTAAGCTGGTAGGGTCATCTGCAATCGCTCTAGGCTCAACACCACCTACAGTAATACAGTTATTAAAATACGGTGTTCCAGCAGTTATTGATGTAACGCCACAGTACGGTAATAGTCCTGTATACCATTCAAAAGTACTTTGATTAGATTCTGATACAAGAATTATACTCCCTGTAGTTATATACCCGTTAATGTATAAATCTAACTCATTTACAGTAATCCAATCTGTTGTAACTACATCATTCATTATATTTGTAATTTGGCGATTGCCAATTACTTCCTCTACATATTCTTGCTGTGACTGTGATGCATAATGTATCATATAATCATCAGGTAAAGTAACTGTAGTTGCACTTGACCCTACATTACTTACTTCTTCTAAAATAAAATCAGGATCTACTGCATCAAGTTCTTCTAAAAATCCCCCTAAACTACCGTCTGTGCCCATTAGAAAATTTCCTGTTATTTTAGGAAAACTAACAGATTGTGATACTAGTGATCCGGAAGAAAAATATCCAGCAACATACATTGGTGAATATGACGTATAACCAAAATCCTTCGAAGCTTCATAATCAGCTGTAGTTGATGTTCTTGACTTAAAATTATATGGTGATGTAAAGTAATTATCTATATTATGTCTCGGTAGCGGCACTCTATTATAAGCGGTTACTCCTGAACCTGAAAATGTGTGGCCATGAAACGGAGAATCTGTATTTATCACTGTAATTGATGATTCACTAATATAGTAATCCATACTATCAGGATCACCGCTTGCAGATTTAATATAAAATCCATTAGGTAATTGTGCCATAGTGTCTACCGGGGCTGTCATGAAGGTAACATCATAGCTAATAAACCCTGTATTTAAGTTATTATTTATTGGGATATCATAATATTTTCTACTCTCTGTTGTATCATAATATATTTCAGAGGTATTCAAGGTTTGTGCTAACCACCAACTTGAAGTTTGTGAAAATTCTGTTTGTGCATTCCATGCTATATTTGTATTATAATGAGTAGTATTGTACATATGATAGGATGCAGTTGTAGCGAGATATTCAAATGACTCAGAAAAGTGAAGTTCACCATTTACTTCAGTTAAAAACTCCTCAATTTTACCATCGCTTTCAATTAATGTATATGGTACTTTATCTTGTGAACATGAATACCATGCTATAGCACCATTAATATAAGACACAACTCTACCACCTGTTAGAGCTCCTTCATCATCTGTCTCTTGTTCAAATATATAATTTGATTGCGATAGCGTCATTCCATTATAGTTCACATTATTAGAATCTGCATATTCACTAGTATAAGTATATTCTGAATTGATCATACTACTAGAATGTAATCCAGTTACTGCACCACCATTTCTCATTCCACCATCATACCAATCATGATTACAGTAAGAAAATGTAATATTATATAGACTTGACAATTCTGTAAATGAGGTGCCCCATGGATGAGTAGTCGTGATCGATACAGGGTAGTTAAGTGCTTGATCATTTCCAAGTGGACCAAAGTGACCAACACCTCTTCCTACATTTAACACTCTAAATATTTTTTCCCATGTTGATGAGCTAGCTACATAATTAGCATACGGTATCCATCCATCTGCTTGCATCTCAAGACCAGATGCTGAACTTACCAGTCCAACAATATCACTTCTCAATGAGTTAGGTAATCTCGGATCACATAATGCTAGATACTGCGGCTTATTTGGACTTGTTGGATCTAGGTTAATACGTGGTATGGCCATATCCTCGTCAAATCCTGCATGGTGGAAATCACTTAGATATGTTGATAAGTTATTACTTTCTGATTTTGCTAACTCACCGTTTGGTAGTATATATGGGTGTACTAAGCCACGATCCACTCTTGAGGTAAAAGTCTCATCATTTTTTTGATAGCCATATATATACTCAAAGCTACTAGTCTTGCTAGGTTGTCCTTTTCCTCGATAACAATCATATGCTGGTTCGTTATTAGATAAGCGTCTAATTTTACTAGCCGCTAATGATGCTGTATGATAATTTTGAGTTACATACTCTGCTACATTTGTACTATGAGATATATTACCTTTTAATTGATAATTTATACTATCAACAAAAGTTTTATAAATTATAGGAACTTTTCGCTGAGTTGATGTTGTACCACCATATGTAAGGTTATTAGCAAGTACAGCGTACGAAGGGTAGAAGGAATTTTGATATATAGTAGGATCAAATGGAACAGTTATATCGTCAAATCTAGCATTACCACCTAAGAAACACGGCTGTCGTGTAGGATCGTTGTTTCTATCTTCTAAAGGGTCCCACGAACTTGATGCGTAACTTGATAATACTATTGGCATAATCATTAAATCACTATCTGTTACTCTTTTAAAGTTATCTGGGCTTATATCTTGTAGCTCATAAATACTTCCAGATTGGCAGCTATAGTTTGATAATGAATTTGATATTATAAGCCCTTGCGGTGTTGATGGTATCTTGTTTAGTATTTCATCACTAGGGTCACAAAATCCAATTTGATACACACCTGATGGTGCAGTAGTGACCTTATCCAACATAATACCTTCATTTTGATGAACTATCTGATCAGGGTGATCTAATCCAGATCTAAATATCTTACATTTTATCTTCGGTGTTATAACCCGTGATCCTGTGTTAAAGATAGTATAGTAATCATCATATACATTAACACCATCACCTGCTATATCATTATACTTATGTAACTTAGCTTTGGGGTATTCACCGACCTCTGTAACATGTTCTGTTATATTTGCATTGTTTGATAAGAGAGTATTACCAGCTGAGTGGATGTATATAGCACCATTATCTGTAGCTATGTCTAAGTGCTTACTTCTATTGTCGATGGTCCTACCATCACTACCTGTTACGAAACACTTTGCAATGTGGAGATGATTGCAAAACATGATATCATCCTGTAATCTTGTACCTCTATCTTCCCAGTAACTACTAGGTAGTGCTTTATTATAGCTAGGATCATGTGAGTGAGATTCAAGTAAAAGATATTGCTCTGCTGATGCAGTTATATAACCTACCTCTCCAGGATAATCTGCTAACACGTTAGATTCACTTACTAGTGTTCTCCACATACGGTGATATGCACCTCGAGTTGATGGGAAGTTTATATTCTGTTCATCTTCACCGCCATATACACCAAAATTCATATTAGTGGCGCTTTTATTTATTTTATACTGATCTATAAAATTATTTATTTTTTTATTATGGGCAAGTATACTATCTTTATCATTAATATCACCAAAATACGTATACCAGGGGTGGAACATTGGCCATTGTGTTGTATCACCAGTGTTATGAGCATGTTGTGATTGTGTATAACCAATGATACTTTGACTTACTTGTGATAAGTAAAATTCCGTATTTTCATCTATTGTTACAGCTGTGTAACCGAATAAACCTGAGAACCCAGCACTCGAAGTTGTTTTACCAAAAATCTTCTCATGAGTAGGTATTCTATGATGTCGCATATTCGCGAAGAGTCCACCACTGAAACTTCCGCCTGAGTGATTTATTACAGTAAGTGTATTAATGTTATTAGAAGCTTTTTTAAGTTCTTGAAATTTAGATAGTAGGTATTGACCTACGCCTTCTGAATGATCACGGATCTTACCATCACTACTAATTAACCTAAAATTATGTGATAAAAAGTAAATTGTTGCATCTGATCCCCACCCTGTATCTAATCCTACACTAGTTGCAGCTGCAGCTGTACCGTGATAGTGGGTGGAGGAATTTGCAGGTCTAGTTACTATATGCAGTAAGTAGTTTCCTAATCTATTAAACAGTGGATGTTGCCACATCGATTTACCAGATGGTGCTGTATAATTTCTTCCAGTCCAAGTCCAAGGTGTAACCCATTGTGATTGATTATCTGGATCATGTGAATCACGAGGTTTGGTACCACATAAGATGGTTTCTATTTCCTGAGGCCAATCAAATGCTTCAATCTCTTCAATAGTTGCATCAGCACCTTTAGCTTCAATAAAATTATCAACTGCAATATTACATACATCTTTAATGCAAGCATCTAATTCACTAAGAGTTATATCATGTGCACGTAAGTCTTCCCAAGTTGTATTAGGATTATTATACAAATATTCCCAATCAATAAGTTGAAGTCTACTCTCCCCTATACGGTTTTTAAATTCACTATGCATTGGATCTATAGATGAGTCAAATATAATTACATCGACATCACTACCACTAATATCAGATAGTGTACTGAAATCTAATTTATTATTGAATAGAGGGATCTGCGGTTGATTATATCCTGATCCATATTGAATATCGTATGGTATTTCTAGTAAATGGCTTATAGGGG